TGCTACAGCACCTTCACCTGAGTTTAACTTAATTGTAGGAGATGAAGTATATGCAGATCCTGCTGATGTTATTGCTACAGACTGAATAGGACCTCTAACACTTGCAGTAGCAGTTGCACCACTACCTTCACCACCTGATATAGAAACGTCAGGTTGTGATGTATATCCTTGACCTGGTGATTCAACAAGAACTCTTGATACAACACCATTTGTTATAACAGCAGTCGCAGTAGCACCAAATCCACCTCCACCAACAATAGAAACTAGAGGAGATGATGTATAACCAGTACCACCAGTGTCTACTTCAATTTCACTTAAAGCACCGTTAACAGTAACACTAGCAGCAGCACCTGAACCGCCACCACCACTAATCTCAATAATAGGAGGATTTGCAGCATCATATCCTTCACCAGCAGAACCAATAGCGATTGATGTTATACCACCAAACTTAATCTTGCTTTCTGACTTATATGACCACACAGATACACCATTAACCCAACAACCAATCGGACCAAATGATGTGTCATCACGTTTTGATACAGTTTCTATGACACGTGGTATACGTACAAGTTTACGTTGATTACCTGGTAATAGTGCTGATCCAACAAATGGACCTACTTCATAGTTTGGTATACCAGATGATGCAATATAAGAATACTGTGTATTAAAGAATGTATTTTGTACGTTTGTTGTAAAGTCTTTGATAGCAACACTTATACCTTCTTCTGTAGATTTTCCTTTGTTCAGGTCAACAGATAATAAAATATTACCTTGAGGAGAAGCATCAGATGGAGCTGGGATGTTATATTCAAATATAGTTTGACTGATACGTGATGTGACGGTAAATGTACCATTGTATACAGTTGGGTTTGCACCGTAGATTGTTACCGAGTCACCAACAAGAAGACCGTGATTATTTGAACAAGTAACAGTAGCAGTCTGATTATTAAGTCCACCTGGTACAATTCCAGTAACGCTAATGAGTTTCTTAACGTTATACAACCAAGAAGTAACTCTTTGGTCTATAGATGTAGATCCTAGAGATGCAACATTTAGTTTGTCACCTGGTAAGTAATATGAACCAGTGTCATTCAATACTGTAGATTTTGCATCTGCAATACCTAAAACACGTAATTTAATCTCATTTGACGCACCCTGATTAACATATACAAAGATATCTGAGAAAATTGTAGTACCAGCATCCCAATCTTCTACCACTCCGTTCTTAGAACGTGTACATTCTATAAACTGGTTGAGTGTTTTTTCCTTATATTGCACTACTTCAGAATCATTGATGCGGATTGTACCGTTTCTTTCTGGCCAACCAATCGTAGAATCCACTGTAATAATCGATTCTGTTGTAGATAATGGTTCAACAAGCGTAGTTTTATACGGAATTGTGAACGTTCCTAGTAAAGTCTCTTCAGATATTGCTAATTCATATACTGTACCCACACCAGTGTTGATGGCAATTACGTTTTCAATCAATGCTGACGCTGCTTGAACTGACGAATCAACAGGGTCAATATACTGCATAAGTTGTGAATCCTGTAGATCTTCAGCAGAACCACTAATTAAGTCAGCACGAAGTACGGTATCTACGTTCCAAGTAGCCGCAGATGGTTTGATAACCTCATCTTTTGGATAAGAAACATCAACATTTTCGGAGTATAGCATCTTGAAAAGATACTGAGTTGATATCTTCGTACCTTTAGATGCGTAAAAATCACTAATAGTTTTGATTATTTGCGGAGCATTGACTGTTTCATAATCAATCTCAGCGTTTGGTAGATATTGATTTACATAACGATTGTATAATTCTTTAGCAAATAAGGTATCTAAGTTTTTAATTGCAGCAGATACATTATGTGAAGACTGTAGAGTATCTGACTCTTTAGAATATACTTGATTTCCTTTTTGGTCATAACTGGTTACAGCAGAAACACCACGCTTACAATTAACAAAAGCAGATGGTTGATATCCACTTCCTTTACTATGAATAGTGAAACCTGTAATTTCCCCAAAACCAACGTCACAAGATGCTTCTGGAGCAGGAGGAGCAGCAATAAAAACTTGAGGAGGTTCTGTATCTGAGTATCCAGTTCCAAAACTGGTTATATTGATATCAGTAATTTCACCGTTGAATATGGTTGCAACAGCAGTTGCTCCTGTACCACCTATAGGTTCGTTTGCAACATCCTTTCTATTATCAACGATATAAACAGAAGGTGCATCAGTATATCCTTTACCACCAGTTAATAACTCAATATTTGTTACTCTTCCACCAGTTACACTAACATCAAGTATTTGTGCACCCACAGGATCTATGACACGTGCCCTTGGAACAGTCATATAACCTTGACCACCTGATACTACAGTAACACCGTTTACCATACCGTCAGAGTCGATTGTAGCGACTACATTAGCAACAATAGCGTTCTCACCAGTAGGAGGATCTAAGTAAATTAATGGAGGTGATGTATATCCCGAACCTTTAGCGATAACAGTAAATGAATCTGCTTTGATGCTTGTATCGTTTAATAATGGAGAACTTACTTGTGCACCACCTGGATTGATAAATTTGATTGATGGAATTCGATCATATCCACTTCCTGAACTGTCAACTATAAGTTGTGATACACCTTCGAGAGTATCGTCAACTATTGCTCTAATCTGAGCAGTTGTACCTTCTGTATCAGCAGGAGGGTCTACAACAACTGTAGGAGGGTTATTTGCAGAGTAACCTTGTCCTGAAAATAGTAATTGAGTCTCTTTGATACCATTTACAAGTGCTTCCGCAGTTGCACCAGATCCAGTTCCTAAAGTTGATGCAATACTGACTCTAGGAGAAAAACCTAACCTATATCCACTACCACCATCTTTTACAATGACTGCATTTACTTCATCTCCACTAATTTGTGATATAGCAGATGCACCAGAACCAAATTGAGGTGCAATCAATTCTATAGAACGTACAACTATCTCAGTTCCTTCTGCAACCTCTGTTTTAAATATTAACTTGTCTTCAAATATTGTATATTCTTCAAATGGTCTTTTTTCAACTCTATTGACAACTACTATAGTAGAAACAGTAGATAAAGGTGAATAACTATTGCCAGCTTCAAAAAGATGGAACTCTTTACCATTTTTTGCTACAGTAATCGTATCCAGTGTCTTAACTGGTATACTTGTGTAACCAATTAGGTATCTAACAGTATTGATAGCACCTGTAAGTTCTCCTGTAGGGGTAAGAGGAGGCGTTACAAGACGTAGTTTATCTCCTTCTACAAAATAGTCTATATTAGGGAATTTGAACTCGTTATTGACGATTACAAGCAAATGTTGTGCACTTGAAGGTGATACTGGATCTCCAAGTAACTTTAATTCAAATTCTGTCTTTACTCCATCAAATTGGTTCGCTATAGGTTCAAATTCTTGTATCTTTCTGTCAAATTCCTGTTTATTAACACCTGGCGTAAAAATAATGTCTGGTGAGTGAGTTATACTCGCATAATATATGACTTCATCGTCAATTTGAATAGTTCCGTCTTTCTCTAAGAAATAATTGACATTTTCTGCTATAATATTCTTCTGAGTAGGATCAACTGCCTCTAAAACAGCAGATTTTGATGAAAGGAAGTTTGGATCAAATTCTCCAGATCCAATATCAGCATAACGCAAAATATTCCCAAGAACATCATAGGGTTTACCTGATTTTTCTTGAGATTTGTAGTATTGCTCTAAAAAAGCAACAAACTGTGTGTTATCATCTTTTATAAACTCAGGAATCTGATCCTGAATTCTATGTGAGACGGTTACTGCCTTCATCTACTTTATGACCTAGAAGCAAGAGTTAAACTCTGGGAGTTCGTATACTGTAGTTGGATAATCAATAATATTTATCGGAGTTCCATCGAAGTTAATTGCTGTAAAGTCGAATGGGTCAAAAGTAGGAACGTTTGTTCCGTCTATAGTGTAATCGATAGTTTGTACTGTAGGATTGAAAATGGTTGGATCCAAACCAGTTCCAATGTTAATATTTCCAGAAGCAGGAATGATACTAACTGGTATTCTAGTAGTACCGTCAGGTGTACTATGAACGTCAACAGGTCCTACACATACCTGTCCGTTCTTGTAATCGACAGTTCCGACATCCTTCTTCAATGTAACCTCAGTTTCATCAACTTTAGTCACCATAATTAATTTTCCGTAACCATCGTCACGAATATTTACTGGAAGTAGTGCAGATGTATCATTTTGTATCAAAGATGACGATGCAATGGAAGTTGCATTGACACCACCCGCTATTGCCAATAACGCTTCAGTGTAACCAGTAGCATAGAACGTACCAGTCTTCACTGTAGAATATCTAGGAGTACAAGAACCATTACTTGTACTTGAAGATCCTGATGTACTACCAGACAAGTCATTAGGATTAGCAATTTCATTATTAAAGTTTACACACTTAGAAAATGTTGATCCAAATGCGAATCCTTCAATATTCATACCAAGTGACATATGTGTCACGTTACCACTGATCGAAGGATCAGAGGAATCTATCATCGATTGATACGCAGATTGGTCAATACGTCCGTTAAATCTTGTTGATTCCGCTTGACTATTGTATTGATCGATAGCCCCCAAAACTCTAGACGCAACTTCATTATTAGATAATGTAGTTTTATTGCCATCAAAGAACGCCCAAGTTTTAGGTCTAATGTAGAGTGTAATGGGATCGACAATAACAGGCTCGATTGCTGCAATGGAATATTTAAGTAAATCAGTCTTGATTCTTTTTTTCGTTGTTGTGTTAAGTAATGCTCCACTTTGTGTTCGGATTGATATGTATACTTTACCATAAACAGGTGGTTGTAATCTTTCTCCACCATATACGGTAACTGATCTAGCAGCAGGATAGACTTTTTTAGTAATGTATTCGTAGTCTGACTCTGTAACTGCTCTATTTTGACTGTTAAATGCCCTTGGAGCATTAAATTTAATACTCAAGGTAGTTTCTATGTCCTCACCATCTTGAGCACCGTCTACAGTCACTAAGGAGATGTTCGCTGCTGGTACAAATCTTTGCTCAGAGTCTTGAACTTTACCTATAAATGTAAATTTCTTACAACCATTAGCAGCAGTACCTTCAGTTTTAACATACTCAAGTTTAATAACCTCACCAGATATTAGTTGACGACAGATAACACCATCACCAAATACAACACTGTAACGCATAT